CCTTTAACGGCAACCATCTGGCGGTCTAACTCTGCCAGACGGTCAACCTTCTTTTTTACTTCCGCCGCATCCATTATCCTTTAAACTCCTCCATGATCTTTTCTGCACATCCGCGGCAGATCTCAATGCCGCAGACCGTTTTAACATCGTCCACCGTTCCGCAGAAGTGACAGGTAGGAACATGCTTACGGATATGTACCCCGTCCTCATCTGCTTCGATATCTACCGGAACACCCGGAAGAATGCCAGTCTCCTGACGGAGCTGACGTGGAAGTGTAACCGCGCCACTCTTGGCTACTCTCTTGCTTACAGTCATGATAGACCTCCTCTCCCGCTCTGCATTTCATGGGCTTGCGACCATCGCCTTACCGGCGGCTGCATTAGGAGGGGCAAACGCCCCTGGAAATCCTAACTTTCTTTAATTTCATATCTGAGTTTTGATACATCATATCCCATTAACTCCAGCTCCTTTATCCATCTCGCTTCTACAGGACTGGCAGATACAAAGTTTTCAAACCTGGCAACCACATGATAAACAAGATCGCCAATCCTGGCTTTTCCGTATCGGAACTCTTTCAATCCCTGTTCATATTCTGAATTGGTAACATATCCTGTTGTAAACGGGCTTTCTGGCAAATCT